TACTTAATTCTATAGCATTACCACCAGGTGAACCTGCGCTACCAGCCGCATTAGCGCCACCACCATTCCCAAAAGTACCACCATGAGCAGCTATAGTTCCTGAGTTATTTATAGTTAGATTACTACCGGATACTAATGTGGCTGTAATAGCTGCTGTACCTGTTCCTGTTGCTCTAACATTTACACCTGAACTAATATTAAGCGTAACATTAATAGCACTAGAACCATCCCAACTATAATTATTTGTAAGGTCATTAGCTAAATTATAATCAGCAGTATTAGAAGAAAGTGTAATAACAGTTGCTCCGCTAGAAAATACTGTAATACCACCTTGAATTATAGGTAGTGGAAAAGTCATGTTACTGTAGTGCCTTTACAGTTAGCATTGAAAATGTAGTTGAACCATCATTTATTCTTGTAATATAAAAGAAAAATTCATGTCCGTTTGTAGTTGTTATAGTATCTCCATCTGTAACAGTATAACCAGAGGTAGTTATAGTTCCTGCACTAGCATTGTTTTTATATAAAATTACCATCGTACAATTCTTAGCAGGAACAGCTAATGTATGTGCGCCTCCGTTCGTTGCAAACTGAAAATTGCCATCATCAACATCAGGAGTATATGTCCCACTAGATTTAGTACCTGCACTATGAGCAGCAGCACTAAATCCTGCAGTTAATTCATCAGCTTCGTCTGCTTTTAAGATATCAGCATTAAAAGCCTCAACATCACTTCCGATTGCTACTCCAAGATTTGTCCTAGAAGTACTAGCATTACTTAAATCTGAAAGATTACTTGCTTTTAATAAAGCAGCAGAGTTAATAGATGTTATAGCTGCTAAATTAACACTAGTTAAAACACTTACAGCAGCAATATTAGTATTACTATTACCAATGCTTGTGGCTAAAGCTGAAGAAGTATTAGCTATTCTTGCTAAGTTAACACTAGTTAAAACACTTACAGCAGCAATATTAGTATTACTATTACCTATACTCGTAGCCAATGCTGATGATACAGCAGCTAGTTCTGCTGAAGTAGCAAAATTAGAACCGTCTCCAAGGATAGAGTTAATAGATGTTATGGCTGCTTTATTAACACTTGTTAATACACTAACAGCAGCTATATTTGTATTACTATTACCAATGCTTGTAGCCAAAGCTGAAGAAGTATTGGCTACTCTTGTATTTACAGATGTTATAGCTGCTAAATTAACACTAGTTAATGCACTTACTGCTGCAATGTTTGTATTGCTATTACCAATGCTTGTGGCTAAAGCTGAGGAAGTATTAGCTACTCTTGTGTTAGTATTACCTATACTTGTGGCTAACGCTGATGACACGGCGGCTAGTTCTGCTGACGTAGCAAAGTTAGAACCATCTCCTAGTATGGAATTAATAGAAGTTATAGCTGCTAAATTAACACTAGTTAATACACTTACTGCTGCAATATTAGTGTTGCTATTACCTATGCTTGTAGCTAAAGCTGAAGAAGTATTGGTTACTCTTGTATTTACTGAAGTAATAGCTGCAGCATTAACACTTGTTAACGCACTAACAGCAGCTAAAGCAGAAGCACTAGGAATTGCAGCACCCCCTATAAATATATTAGTAGCTGCAAATACATTAGCTGCGCTAACATTACCACTAAACTCTGCCGCAGTACCACTAACCTTTCCAGTAAATGTTGCACCACTTACAACAGTAAGTTGATTAGCTGTGAAAGCTGCAACCGATGTAGCAGCAGATGCTTCAACGCCTGTTAAGTTTGATCCGTCACCGAAATAAGATGCTGCAGTTACATTACCACTAAATGTAGCACCAACACCAGAAAATGTAGAAGCAGATACTGCTCCTGTCATCGCAAGAGTTGTACCACTTACTTTACCTGTAAATATACCTGATGCACCAGCAAATGTTCCTGCTGATACTATACCGCTAAACTCTGCGGCTGTCCCACTAACTTTACCTGTAAATGCTGCGCCACTTACAACAGTAAGTTGATTAGCAGTAAATGATGTTACTGATGTTACATTACCTCCAATACCTGTTAAATTAGAACCATCTCCAAAATAAGCCGCTGCACTAACATTGCCACTAAACTCTGCTGCAGTGCCGCTAACTTTACCAGTGAATGCCGCACCACTAACTACTGTTAGTTGATTAGTTGTAAAAGAAGCAACAGATGTAGGAGCAGATGCTGTTATACCTGTTAAGTTTGATCCATCACCAAAGTAAGCTGCGGCACTAACATTACCGCTAAATATTGCTGTAGTGCCAGCTATTTTACCACCAAAGGTTGCGCCACTTACAACACTAAGTGTATTAATTGTAAAAGCTGATACTGAAGTAGGTGCAGAAGGAAGATTACTTAAATTTGACCCATCACCATAGTAAGCTGCTGCAGTTACATTACCACTAAAATTAGCACCAGCAGCCGATACTATGCCGCTAAACTCTGCAGTAGTACCACTAACTTTTCCATTAAAAGCTGCTCCACTAACTACTGTTAATTGATTTGCTGTGAAAGAACTTACAGATGTTGTGGGAGTAACAGAAAGATTAGTTAAGTTTGATCCATCACCATAGTAAGCTGCTGCAGTTACGTTAGCACTAAATGTAGCAGCAGTTCCAGCAAATACTGAAGCTGACACTACACCACTAAATTCAGCAGCGGTTCCACTAACCTTGCCACTAAAGACTGCGCCACTAACCACCGTTAGATTATTAGTTGTAAAGGAAGTTACTGATGTTGCAGCAGCAGCAGAAATACCAGTTAGATTAGAACCATCACCATAATATCTTGCTGCAGTAACATTTCCTATTATAGTAGCAGAGTTACCTGTTATATTTCCTGATGCGCTAATATTAGCACCAACTGTTAATTTTCCTGTTGTCTCAACTTCAGAGTTACTTATTTTTAAAGCAGAGTTTGTCCCTTCACCATCTGAAACAAACCGTACAGTTGAATCAACTCCGTCATTACTATTACTTACTTGAAGTAAATCTTTATAAGTGTTTGATATAAGTTTGCCAGTGAGTGTTGCCATTATATTAGATTCCAAAATTTATCTGTGTCTTCCCATTTAGTATTGGCACTTTGCCATTCAAGATTTCTATCTGAGTTAGACGGTGGACGGGGATTACGAATATTTGTATCATCTCTTACATCAGGTACTTTATTCTGTGGATGGTTCTTTAGATCATATGCTCCATCAAAGTCAGTAGGACAAACAAGTAAACCATAACTATTAAGTTTCATTACCCTATGCGGGTAAACAAAACCACACATATCACATACAGCTTTGGCATTCTTATTACTCGCCATTATTATAACCTATTTATTCTAGGTAAAAAATAAGCGCTTGCTCTTTCTCTATCTTCATCCATAGCATTCATAAGACGTTCCTCATACTCTGCTTTGAGAAGACCAATACGACCTACATCTACACCTGGGCGTTTCATAGCCATGTAGTAAGCTAAACCTGTAGTTAGACAAGGTAAAAACCTACGAGATATGTCTGCATTCTGACCAGCAGATTTTGTTATATCTTCTGTGTATTTAACTTTTTCTAGTTTTAAAATATCCGTAGTATTCTCTGGAATAGGCCAAAGAAATAAAACAGGGTTGTCTCTTTCTCTACGAACAGCATACTGATTAGGTCTTCCTGTTTGACTTTTACGAGGAATCTTTAAATACTCTTCCATCGTAATACGCTCAAGTTGAAGATCAACATCATCTCGTCTAAGAACTGCTTCAGTAACATCAATTGTACTTGAAGTTAAAGCATAAGATGTTACACTGGTAGAGACTGAAATAGCAGTTGTACCAGCAGTCCAAAGAAGAATGCCACGGTTCTGCCAATCTTGGAGAAGAAGATTAATCGACCTACGAGCAGATTTAGGTTCATGTCCTAGTGTCTGCTCACCACCAATCATCTCCGTTGCTTCTTGAATAACTTCATCAATATCCATTGAGAAGTCGTATGTTCCGCTAGTAGCCATTTAGTTATTCCTAGTCTTTGTATTCTATGATTTTACCTGGATCATAGTCCACTACAACATCTTGTTCTTTAGCTTTAATCTGTGGACCTTTACGTGCAGCGCCATATCCTTGACCAGTGGGACGACCTGTCATCTTATCTATATCTTCTGCAGTACGAGGATTACGAATATAATTATAAGTATATTCTTTTATTCCCTCTGGATTATTTGACATCTTTATCTCCTTTTAGACTTAATGCGCCTATTTGTTTTTAAAGCAATTGATCTAATAAGTTTATTTTTCTTTTTCTTTTTAGATGGTGGTTTAAGAATTTGTTGGCTTATCTTTGATCTATTTATTGCCATTACTAATAAAGGCGATTATGAGGTGCTTTGCCTACAGCACCGCCTTTAGACATATACTTACTCTTTTTCACTGCTCCACCTTTAGACATATACTTTGTCTTCTTCATAGAGCCACCTTTTTTCATCTTTGACATATACTTACTTTTTTTCATCTTCAATTTCCTTTTCATACAAGTTGTTAAAAGTTAGATATGGATTCATATAGCTATCATGTATTTCTGCTGAATGAACATACTGACTTGGTAAAAAGTCTGGTGCGCCTTCACCAGTTACCCATAAAGCAGGATTAGTTACTCTTACTCTATTGTTTGGTAGTGCTACGATATTACCAGTATATTCTCCTGCATCAATTAATTCTAAAACATGTGACTGTTTATGTTGTGCAGGATCATCTGATATAGAACTATCTGTATAATCTACCGTAAATAAATATCTCCCAGTGTGAAAAACATTGTCTATCTTACATAACCAAGGACTTGAAGATACTCTGTCCATTACTATTATAGCATGATTTCTAGAAGAACAGTCCCAAGGTTGAGCTAAATGGGTGGGCATTTTAACAGGCCATTCTTCTAACCTAGTATCAGCTATTAAAGCTGTAATGGGCATCCTTGCCCACATTGCTCCACCATGTACATTTTCTTCTTCGTCACATCCAGTAAATACAACATTAAAAGTTAATGATCTGTCTGGTATTGTATTAACTGCAATTACTAAAGCGTGTAAATATTCTCCTTCATAGTCCATGTGATTATTAGTAAATTCTTTACGCACCCAACATTTAAATTGTGGGATGTTTGAACTTAAATATGCCATTTTACTTTTTACTTTTATGTTTCTTTCTTAATGTTTGTTTAGCAACTTTTGCTAACCTAGATTGTTCTGGTTTCTTTGCAAACTTTGCACGTTGTTCTAATACTGTTAATATCTGTATCTTTCTTGCATATGGCTTTCTTATCCTTTTAACTTTTGCAATAGTATCTCTAGCATCTTTAACTGTAGCATATTTTATACCGACTGTATCTTTTGGATTCTCATCTGTATAAAGTCTACGTCCTGACCCTTTAGGTTTTTTGCCCGTACCAACTTTAGGGTCTTTTTTCTTTTTTAACATTTCCACCTTTTCCTAGCTTGTCTAAGTCTTGAATTAGGATTCTTAGCAGCTTTAGGAAACTTCTTCATCTGTCCTGCTGATCTAGCACAATAACTCTTACGTCTTGCTGCTCTCTTACCAGTAGGTTTA